TAATGTCCATAAATATAGACTTTTAAGGATCTTATATCCATCTGTAACTATACGATTATTTTCTCTCAATTCTTTTTTCATATCTTGTCGTAAAGAATATCCCATTTCTATCAAGGAAGTTTCTAAAAAAAAAAATATTTAATAAAAACCTTTCCAAAAGTTTATTTCTTGCAATTCTAATTGGTGTCTTTTTTCTTCTGGATATTTAATAATATTACTGTTGCGAAAAATTTATCATATTTATTTTTATAATTATCATCCTCTTTTAGTAATTTACTCTTCTTTAAATAAAATTCGAACTCTCTTTTAACAAGATTCATAAATAAAATTTCAATTATTTTCTAACATAGATATCCGAATAAATTATAAAAAAAACAATATAATTCTCCGGAAATAATGTATTTAGATAAATTAATTTTATTTCGTTTATTTTTATCATAAAATTCCCAAATAAAGATATAGTTATGGAATCTTTAGAAAATTCCGATAATGTTGTTTTCGTTTGCAAAACGAATAATTGTTTAAAACATAGTCTTCCAAGAAAATATGTAAAGATATCTAATTTTTTGGAAACATTAATAGATTCCAATTTGTGGGTAAAATCTAAAAATGATCAAGGAGAATTTTTACTGGATTTGGATGAAAAATATTTTAAAAACGTTTTAAATTATATTGGAACTGGAAAAGTTTTAGAACCTATACCATATTCCATTTTGGATTTCTTAATGTTAAAAATGATTCCGAATTCAGATGTAAAAGAAGATTTCATGTGTATTCAACTAGAAGAAAATTGGTGCAGAATGTTTACTCAGGATAATCCTAAATGTCCAACCGTAAATTTAAAAGATATTTTAGATAAGATACCTCAATTTGCTCCCATTTATAAGAAAAATATGACTATTTTTTCCACAGTAAAAAGCCTACTTATAGATGAAAAATTGAAAACGATTATAAAAACAAATTCTATTACTTTCAAACTTTCTAAAATAATAGATCTTTCGAAATATAATGGTAAATTAGTATTGGCTGGTGGAGCTTTGATTTCTACCATTTTTTCACAACCAATAAAAGATTTTGATTTATTTTTTGTGGATTGCAATCAAGATGAAGCAGAAAAGATCATGTATTCGGTCATTAATACCTTATTTGATGAATATACTTTTCAATCAATTACCCTTTCTGCATGTAAAACATCATGGACTCTAAAATTGGGAAAAAAATGTGGAATATTCCAATTTATTTTTAGATTATATAAAAATATAGAAGAAGTTCTTTTAGGATTTGATATCGATTCTTGTGCCATTGCTTATGATGGAAAAAATATTTTATTATCAAAAAGATGCGAACATGCTTTAATAACACATACAAATATTGTAGATTTTACTAGGATGTCTCCTACTTATGAATATAGATTATATAAATATACTCTAAAAGGGTTCGATGTTTATATACCAAATTTGGATATTAGTAGACTGATCACACATCCAGATCATGTTGCATTGAAAACAAATTGTGAAGTTCGTATTGATTTAGATACTGGTAAAATGCATCTTTTTAATCAGACAAAAAAATATAGATCGAAAAGGAGGATGAATTATAGAAATAATATTGGAAGATCTTTACTTAGATCTAAAACGGATATAACTCACAGCAATATATCTCCACAAGATGGAGAGAAATTTTATGTTTCTAGACAATTAAAATTCGAATCCGATCTAACATTATATGGATTTTCCATTTTGATGTATTTATCATCATCAAAGTTTCATCCAAAAGTATCTGATTATACCCTATTCTTTTCTGCAAAAAATGGAGAGGTTGTTACAAATTTTTCAGATCATTCAAAAAATATTTTAAATGGAAAATTTGTAGCTAATAAATTTGTCAAAGCCCAATTTATGATATATAAGGAATTGAAGAATTCTCCAGAATATCTATATCAATTAGTTAAATCAAAAAACGTAGATATAGAATGGAAAATCCAAAATCCTGGTACACAAATTACTAGCAGCTTCCATGCAAAAGCAGCTCAAGATCCTCAAGAATGGTTTGGAAATCAATACTATTTGAGTAAAGAAGATAAACAAGTGGATAAAGCTTTTATAACGTATATTGATATTTAATTATATAAAAACATTTTTTTCCCCAATTTCAATCTTGATCGAAGGTCTTGGTTTAGTAATTCCAAAATATTCGAAATCTCTTCTTTGTAAAAAAGTCAAACAAGAAGGAATATATGAATATCTATAATAATTCAAAATATCGTTAAATATATGAGGATCTCTATCTATGAAAATGTATCCTTGTTGATCTTTATCAATAGAAAATACTCCTTTTATCATATTAGCCAATAATGTATCCGGATACATTTCGATAGTTGCACGAGTTATTTCAAACTTTGATCCTCCGCAATTAAATTTAATTATCTCATTTCCTTTACTACCAAAGTTCATTTTGATTCAAACCTTTATTGTATTTTAAATGCCTCTTTTACAATTTGTGATAAATTTTCAAGTATAGTATCTGTTATATGTGGTCCAATAAATTTAATCATTGATTCACAGAATAAAATTTCGATTCTATCATCAAGCAATAAACATTCATTCATTACTCCGTTATAAATACTATCATCCGCAATTTTTGATTCAATGGCATATTTTAAACTATCTGCACTAATAGATTCTTTAAAAATAAAATTTTTCTTTTCCTTTAAATGTTGCAGACCAATTCTATTAACAGAAGTTCTAATAATGGAAGAAATAATCTTATCTTGCGTTATTATTCGACTATTTGAATTTTCTACAATATCATAAAATTCTCTACAATCGAATCTTTCTGGAATAAGGATAGAATTCAAAGGTATAATGATATTAAAAATCCAATTTAGATTAGAACAACCTAATTTGCACTCTTTTCCTTTGCATTCATTATAACAAAATCCATTATCTGATATTATATCTTTACATAATATGGATTCACCATATATAGATCGAATTCCACAATAATATTTAGTAGTATTTTGTTCATTTACAATCCTAACAGCACATCCTATATTTGGTATGTTTGCAAAAGAGTAATTAATAAATAGGATTAATATCAAGCTTAGCATTTTGTATTTAAAACCATAAATATTTTTTTAACGCTAATTTAACGATATTAATAACTTAAAAAGTGCAATCATACTAGAAAAACAACATGAAATACGTTATCAAATCTTTTAATTCCAAAAAGGATGTGTTTTTCGTTATTTTAGAAAAGATTTCATTACTTATTTTTCATACTACAATATCTTATTTAATTAACAACGTTTTTACATATATTAAATTTATAAGGAAATACCAATATTTGATTTTCCTCAAGGATTAGCTTTGAATGAAAGGAAAAACTATTATTTATTTCGAAATAAATCTACTTATGGAAATCAATAATAGTTTCATTATCCTAATGGACTTGCATTTAATTCTATTAATAACTATCTTTTTGATAATTCTAATCGCTCAATAATAAGAAGAAATTATTCAACGAAAAAAAAAGAGTCAAAACCGTTTGTTGAGGAAGAGAATATCTTGACAGTAGCAAATTTTCAAAAATCCAATCAATCAAAAACTATATATTGGTGATTTTTCAAAATTATATAATTTCGTTAAAGAATAATACCAAAACCCTCTGTGGATAAGCTACATATGAAGATAATCAATCTAAATTCTTCTATCAGATTCCTTTAACAATTATTAATATTATTAAAAGGACAAGTTACTACTTTATATATGAAAAAAGATATAGACTTTATCTACGAGTTGATCATTAATTCCAAAATAATAGTTTTAGAATTACAAGATTATGGATCGTAAAATAACCACATATTCTACTTTCGGTATAAAAATAATGGATCTAGCAGTTAATACATTCTCAAAAATGGTTGCCATGGATAACTAAAATCACCTTATCGTTTATTATATATCAAACAAACTACTCATAAAAAACGGGTCCATCTTCTATAGGCCATACTCCAACTAATTTATCTGTTAATTGACCAACTAACTGCCTTGCAAAATCTTGACAATCAATAAGAATAACAACATAGTATGATTCCTGTGGTAAATCAGCTCTAAATACTTCCCATGATTTTGAGCATTGTCCATACTCTGAAAGACGAACTTTATCTCCAATTCCCCAAGTTCTTAATGAGGCCTCCTTTAATGAATTCTTTATTACGCAATCGGTTTTTCCACTATCATGTTTTTGTACACATGCGTATTGTCCATTATCTAACTTTAATATAACCGACCAGTGATTTGCTCCACTCAAATACCATGGTAATAGAGTCCTTATTCCTACCCAGACATATACTATTTTAACATTTTTTTCACTCATATCTTCGAAACATACATGATCAGAATTTTTACTATTACTTCCACCCATAATTTTTTTATAATCTTTATTGAATAGAAATAGTGCGGATTCTTCATATGTTTATATATTTTGCTGCTGCATCAATCAATTCTTTTATAGGATCTATTTCAATTCTGATAAATTTTACATAATTGATAGCGTGTTCCAAAGATATTTTGTATATTTTCGAAATAAATACTGCTACAATAATAGCCGAACGATTTCTTCCAGCATAACAATGAATATATACTTTTTCTTGTAATTTAAGACAAACATCGATATAAGTAATGCATTCATTCAAAACATCAGGAAAGATAAATTGTCCATTTTCATCTTTTCCATAATCATCCATATTATAAAATAGTTGGTTTACAGTATAAGTCCATCCATCAGAATCATTTACAGATCTTTTACGAAATTTTAATAATTCTAAAGGGGCATTACAATAATTAAGGTTTCCATATAATAAGCCAACTTCTGGCATATCTAATACCGAAATTACATTCTTAATATCATTTTCGGACAACCATTTAATTTCATCATAGATTGTTTGTACTGGTCCTAAAAATAATCCAGGATATATTTCGTGGCCAGGTGTAAATTCTATCATTTAAATAATATATTTTAAAAATAATTGATGCTAATAAACGAATAAAGTTTTACGTAATTTATTACTTCAAAATTCGTAATGATGGGTTTGTAGTCTATACGAATATAATTTTTAGTTATTTACATATTCCTCTTTACTGGGATAAATTATGAAAAGTGTATTTTATTTATCAAAATTATTCTTTAGCTGAATTATCAAGATAGATATGAATATTTTTAAAGAATTTATATTGCTATCTTGATAAATTATATCGCATCAGATTTATATTCATTGAAGAATAAATATAATCTAAAAATTCTGTAAAAAAAATAATTTCGGGGTTTAGTGAATAAATTTATATAAATAAAATAGTTTAAATGTCTATTACGTTTGAAAATAAGTTTTGGCTTAGAATCCTTTTTTGATCATCTTAGATTTATAAGATCAAAAACAGCGAAACAGATATCCACTCAAAAGTAGATGAATTACTTATTATTGTCCAAAATCTATTAAGTAAAGCACAAACTGAAAGTAGTACGAATAATTTTACCGATTCAGTCATTGACTTTGTAAATAAAGTAAAGAATTTAAAAATCGAAATTTTGAGAAGGCACACTACTGGTCAAATCAAAATAGGTCTTAGTCCTACTTTTATAGCACATATGCTGAATGAATTAAATGAATATCTTTCGATCCTTATAGAATACAAAAAAACGGGAAAGATTGTTGATAAACCGATTTTACACCAACATTTATTGTGGTTATTAGATATCAATGGACATTTAGAAGCGATTAAAAATGAATTGGATTCCGTAGAAGGTTTATTGAAAAAATTTGTTTCTGATAAAAAACATATTATGCATAAACTTCATTATAAAGCTTTGGAATTTATAACTTATGTTAATTCTGGAATTACAACATTTCCATCATTCGAAAAACTTACTTCAACTTCTATAGCAGAAACAACTTTATATCTAAATCTTTTAATCGAAATAGCTGATGGAAGAAAATCAAAAGAAATATTAGGAATAATCGATCCTGAATTATTGGATCATATGTTTCGTGAGCAGGCTTACTATTTGATAAAATTGGGTGGAAATATACAAGGAATAGATCCTACTACCCCTCAAATTGTTTTTACCTAAATAAATTTGCTATATTTATAGTATGAACGAAATTTCTGATTTATTAATCGAATCAAAATTAGATTCTAAAGAATGGCAAAGATGTGTAACTTGTGGTATTCTAACCGAGAAAATAAGCGGATGTAATTATATTAAATGCGAAGCAAGAATAAATAATTCGATCATTTGTAATTCAGAATGGTGTTGGTTATGTCACAAATTAAAAGGTAACGAAGAAAATAAATGTATTTGGAATCATCCAGAACACAATTCCCATTAAAATATATACTTTCAGCGCTTACGATTCTTAAAAAAAATGGATTTAATCCACGAAAATAAATTTAAAATCTCAATTATTGGATAATAATCGTCGTATATGAAAATCTAATTTCTATCGATATTCATAATGGAGATGAATTCAATAATTTTGCACCTAAAATGGTTGATGATTTGACAGTGATATCTCATTAATTTGGAAAATAAGATATAAATTAAAGAGAATACATTTTCAGTTAAATAGCGTTTTCAAAGATGATTGTTTGGTTAGAGAAAAAGAAGTATTGAAAATCTGTATAGTTATTTTTGAGGAAAAAAAACATAACAAAAAAGAACTGAAAATGGAGGGTATACATAATATAATGGAAAGTAAAGACAAAAGAATCGAAATGGAATGATATAACAATAGTTGTAAAATCTAGACCCCGAAAACATGAGAAATTTTAGTCAAATGCTTCAATATGGAACCAAATTTACATTGTTCGAATCAATACCATAACAAGATTTTAATATATGCAGAGAATTGTAACAATTATATTAAAGGATTGGATTCTAAATTATTTTCGATTGCTGTAGAGAATTTGATTTTTTAAAAAAGCGCATCACAATCTATTAATTTGAATATTAGTTATAATAAAAAATGTACAAATATGTTCGAGTTGATAAACGATTAGTAAAAACAGAAATTGATCCTCCATTAGCTTATCTATTCCATTTGGATAAAAATAATCCTTTTGAATATCCTATTGCATTATATTTTGGACAATTTAACGAAAAATATTTAAAATCTGTTACTTTGGTTTATGAAAATAATGATAAAATATTCAAAGAGATTGAAGAAACGAAATTTATTGATCAAAGAATAATTTTAAAAGAAACACTCATAAAGGAAATAAATGATTTATCATATGAAATATTTCCAAATAGAATAATAATTACTACTCCCTTATTCGTATTACTCTCCGACATGAAGAATGATGATATATTAAAAATGTATTATTCTAATAAACTACTCAAAATAGATTTCGGAAAGGGAATAGGATATTTTAGAATTACTAATAAAACTTGCGATCCTTTTTAATACGAATAAATTATATATATTTTCTGAATACGATAACATATTCTTAGTAATTATAATCTCTGAAAAACTAATATTTGCAATTATTTATATATATATATTAAATCTGTAAAGACTTAGATACCGTGCTGGAAAGAATGGATAATAAAAAATTGCTACTAAACAAAAATTGTATAAATAATTCTAAAAGATCAGTAATTTGAATAAATCTTATAACAATAAAAAGAAGGATTTTAATGACTATAATCATATCAGATTAGAATGTTAATGCGATAATAAAACATATAGTTTTTATAATGCTATTCCGTATAAGTATAAACAATGAAACTTTATTATGAAATTACATAATATGATGTTATCGTATTCAAAATATAAATAAAATTATAACCGTGGCTCAGTTCCTATTCGAAGAATTACAACATTTCTTTTTACAGTAATTTGTGTTTCTTCTGTATGATGTTTGGTAACAAGACATTTTAAAATCACTATATTTTGTTACGAATATTGCTCAAATAGTTTTAAAGGTGGTTTAATGATATCCATTTTAATTAACAAATGGTTTATATTGGGGACAATTTCCTTGTTTTCCCATACAATTTCTAGTTTCAATAGGCTGATAGCATGGTTGTCGATTACCAATTTGATAAGGATTTTGTTGATACGTAACTTGTTCTTCATAATACCCTTGATTTGGTTGAGAAGAATTCATATTTAAAGATTCATTGGAAGAACCATTTGAGGATCTATTCGAGAATCTATTTGAAGATTCATTCGAGAATCTATTTGAAGATTCATTCGAGAATCTATTTGAAGATTCATTCGAGAATCTGTTTGAAGATTCATTCGAGAATCTATTTGAGGGTTCATTCGAGAATCTATTTGAAGATTCATTCGAAGAAGAATCATGATGTCTCATATAAGGCTTAGCTGCTAAAAGAGCATTCACAGTTTTATTAACAAAATCAACAGGGTCCATTCCAACATTTTGATGATGAATAGCGGCCATATAAGGTTCTGATGCCCACCAATGAAAATGTGAAACGCCGGAATTCAGTCCATTTTTTACCAATGCAGTGGCATAAACTTCGGCTGCTGAAGGTTGACCAGGTCCATTTGGAGTATCAGGAATCATAATTTCGTAAAGATTCAACCATTGTCCTCCGATTTTTTCAAAAGAAAATAGAGCATTATTTGCAAGAGGCGAATTAGAAACTAGTCCATTAATTTTCATTTTGCTTCCATCACCCATAGTATGAGTAATGAGACATACACCATTGTTTTGGGAAGGAAGACCAATTCCTGGAAATATCAAGGCTTTTGGATCAAGTCTTTTAAATACATTCAAAACATTTTGGCAAGTATTATCCAATTGTTGGGAAGACATTTTTATAATGAAAAAAATATAATTCAGAACTATAAATATAAAATAATTTTTTGTTCATAAAATATTGATTTAATATAGTAAACATGGAATCAGCGATAATTGAAGAAAGTAAAAGATCAAATAGTAATTTTTGGGTTATTATTATGATATCTGTTATTTCTATGGTTATTCTAGTAGTTCTTTTAATCTTATTTATCATTTATTTTATTCCTAAATCAAACAACAATAATAGTAGCATACTGCAAAAAAGTAGATCTTATTCTAGCAGTCAATCGATTCCCGTCGTTAAAAATGTTAATATTGAAAGATATGAAGGAAAATGGTTCGAGATTGCTAAATTACCGGTATTTTTTGAAATAGGCTGCAAGAATGTTACTGCAGAATATACTTTGGATGATAATCAAGTTTTAGTTAAAAATACTTGTATAAGGGATAATATTCCTCCCGAGATTGCAAATGGAATAGCAACACCTGCTCCAGGTATAACTTTAAATGGTCCTATTTTATCCGAGGGCAAATTAAAATTAGTATTTCCAGATTATCAAAATAGTTCAGGATTTCCAAATTTTGGAGATTACTGGATTTTAAAATTGGATGATAATTATCAATATGCACTTATTGGATCTCCGGATTATAAAACCTTATATATAATAGCCAGAAATAAAACGATACCTCTAGAAATTTATATAAGTTTAGTATATTATGCTACATCACTAGGATATCCTACTGATAAATTGGAGATTACGATTCAAGAATAAAAATACTTTTTTTGTTATTATTACGAAATTATGTTTGATTGGATTTTATTTGAAATATTTTAATTTACTAATAATAGAATATTCATAAAAATGAAATATTTATTATTTTTTATAGGTTTTGTCTTATCTCAACCATTCAATTATCTTGATGGTTCAAAGGATAATTCAGAATTTTTAAATACACAAAATACTTGGTTCTTTCTAGAAAGAACATTCGAACAAGTTATAGAAGCCCAACAGAATAATGATACAGTGGGTAAAGCTCAAGCTCTTTCGTTATTGGCTTCCTTACTCGATCCTACATTACAACTTAGATTACCTCCGGAACAAACAACTCAAGTCTTAAACAAGACTCAAGCTGTTAATGTTATAAACAATTTGCTTTCGGTATCATATACCAATAGTAGCAGATTATCAGGAGCATGTATTCCACTAGGTGATTTCGATATCAAAGATCATAATCAAAAAATTGGAATGGAATGCCAAGAAATCTTTTTGGCAGTTAGAGCAGATTTATTTGGAAGGAAATCTCCAGTTCCTACTATTCGACAAGAGACTTTCGGTATATTATTTATCAGAGAAAATAAAAATGATCTATGGAGAATAGCCCAATTAAACGTTACAGAGAGATCAGGACCATGGGAACTTGGTCCTTACGTTCCTGCTATAAATACCGTAATTCCTATTGAGAAATTTGCAAGAGAAGAAGCATCTGAAACCGATCAGCTATATTATAGATTCTCCAACTGTCTTGATACATGTGTGAATAACGTTACGGGATCTTCCTGCTCTGCTTGTATTGATTTCATTAATTCCACTACTACAGAAGATTTAGTATTTATTCGGGGAGGAATAAGTGGTAATAAATCATCAATCTTCACTGCAATTCAAGTGGGATTTGTATCTCAATATTCTAATGCTTCGAGAATAATTGGAACTCCTGTAACTCTTGACAAGAATCTTGGAACTTTTCCTCGTAAGATCAAAACTCAGTATACAGATTTATTGACGGCTTTTTGCAAAATTCCTGCTATTGGACAATGTCAAAGGAATGAAATTATTACATTGGAATATTCTCAATTTGTTCGTGGAGGTGCATGGAAGATATCTTTTATTCAAATCGTTCGTATTATAGAACCTTTTGCTCTTTAAAAAGCTATTTTAACACTGAATCAGTTTCAGTATATAAATTTCACGAAAGATAATTATATATATTTTTTTTCACTTACCTCAAATTATTCGAGTTGTAACAATCAAGAAAATTACGTTAATAAATAAAATATATTCATAGTAATGAATTTTGATTCACTTGATATTCCAACTACTATAAATATTTTACGTTTTATACCTCTAAAATATTTTCCTAAAATCGCAAAAGTTCAGTCTTCTTGGAACCAAATAATAATTCGACATTTTGTTAATTATAAAATATGGGATAAATTAGTCTCTAGTAAAGAACTAAATAATACTTTGATAAACAGGAATTTATGGATTATCAATCTAAAAGAAAGCAAAAATAAATCAATGTTGTATAAAATACCATGGAATATATTGCATCAAAAATGCTCAATAGAAAATGTAGAAAATATTCTATCTGGATTTCCTATTAAATTATATATTCCTTTGCAAAAAGAAAAAATAGTATTTTCAAAATTTATGCTGTTATCTTGTCAAGACTATGATTCATGGACTTTTTATTATCAGGATTCCGAAAAAACTTCTATAATTTTTAATGGATTAGAAATACTTTGGAAAATATTATGCAGCAAGATTTTTAAAGAATGTAAATTCATTGATCAAAGAGATGAAATCGTAAAATTTTATTCGGATTATCGAGATTGTCCAAAAAAGGCATTATATTGTAAAATTAATTTCAAAAAATCCTTCGTTCTTGTCGAGGATCTTTTTACAATTGTAAAAGATCTTATGAATGAAATGGATCAACAAGATAAGGATAAATTAAAATCTACTAATATCAATATCGATATTTTACATCATCATTCTTATATAGATTGGAAAAAGTAATAAATAAAGTATTTTATGCGCATATTTTTTTTAATAAGAGTTGATTTGTTTTAAAAATGTATACGTTTGTAATACTTAAAAACGATTGTATAGAATCTAAAAATGTAAAAAACGTGATGAAGGCTATAGAAAATTTAGGATTGGAAACAGTAAATAAAACTATTGTAATTCCAAATCGTCAAAAATTGGAAAACCATTACATCGAATATAAAGATAAATCATTTTTCAATGATCTTATATCAAGAATGGAAAACAAAGAAATTGTTATAATGCGAGTAATTGGAGAAGATTGTATTTTTAAAATGAGAAATCTTGCAGGAAAAGCAGATTGCTCTGAATTGGGAACTTTACGTAATAAATATGGAAAAGGACTTCATGCCAATATAATACATACAAGTGCTAATGAAAAAGATGCTTGTAGAGAAATAAATATATGGTGGGAATTTTTTATTAGCGAAGATGTTTTTTATCATAATGATCTTGAATAAATAATTTTATATATTTTTTTTAATTTTCCAAAATGTGATTTCGGTATACAAGTAATAATAAGTTTTTCAATGAAAGAATAAAATTATTACCATTTTTCAGTTTTGTATATTTCTAAAATGGAAACAGATAATTCTTTCAAAGAAGACAATCATTTAAAATACAAACATTTAAAAATAAGTTTAATTAAACTTTTCGATAAAATAACATTAGATTTACTACATTTACGAAATCCAGTCTTTCAACAACGATTATGTTTGGTTTTCACACTATGTTTTTTATATTCGTTACTGTTTTCATCATTTGATGTTTTGTGTATATTAATTACTACATATATTGGATATTATCTTGGGTTTTTTATAGCTATATTTTTATATGAAGATAAAATCAAGCAATTTTACATTATAGAGATTGGCTCTCTTATTTTAACATATATTTATATTTTGATTTTCTATTGCAATGTGATTTATTTGCCATTGTTTGCTTTATCTGGAGATATAAGGATGATCTTGTTTGGAAAGGAAGGACTTTATTTTTACTTTTTTCAAAAACTCAAAGAATCTTTGATCAATTACAATGGACAAAATAGAAAAATTATAGCCATTAAAAATTTATTAATTTATGAAACCAATAAATCAGAATGAATATTTAAGGCATATAATATTGTAAAAAAAACTCATCCATTAAATTTTTAAAAATATCTTTTGGTGTTTATATATAAAATATCAAATTTTTATCATTCTCAATGAAGTATATATTTTGTGAAAAATGCAATAAAGATGAGAAAAAGTTGATGGTCTGTTATGACTGTAATGAACCTAGATATATGGGATGCTCAAAGGCTTGTAGAAAAAGGAATTATCACAAAATGAACTGCAATTCAAAACAAGAAGAAATTCATATTGATAACCAAAATTGCATTAAAAATGATTTTGGTAAATATAATTAAGGAAATTTAATTTTTCTTGTAGCAATAAAATAGAATTCCTGGTGGTGAAAAATCTATATTTTGGGATACTATAGATGATGAAGAGTTGAATCCTAAATTACGACCTGCTTTTACGGAAGCAAAATGCAAATTTTTATGGCTTCGAATTTATTGGTGCATAAAATGAATACTATAAAATATTATTCTCAAGAGATGAAAGCATGGCAAGAAGAAAAATTAAGATTCGCCAATCTAGTTTCGACAATGGAATGGAGACTTCAAATAATGATAGATATTGTTCTCAAAGATTATAATTATATAGGAGAAAATATAAAAGAACAAATTAAGAATGGTGAAATAATTAAACGTTTAATTTATTTTTTAAGATGTTTCTCAATTGAAAATGAATTTTAATGATATAGAAAACATTAAAGATCTTAGTGTGGCTATTTCAAAACATTTTATCGGAATGAAGAACACTAATAGATGTGAATATGTCCAAACAATTTTATATATATTATTAAATCGAATCCATATTTCTTGGGATTATATTTGGAAATAAATGATTTCTTATTGAGATTCTATTTTATAGTTTTAGTTATTTTTCGAGAATATTATTTTTTTAGATATCCCTATAACGGTTTCCAATAATATTTCTTGTAAATTTTTCAATACTCATAAATCCGTATTGAGAAACAACAATTATCACAACTAGTTCGATAAACGAAATTCAACCAGATATGTTTTCACTAATTTTTTAGTTGTATAGTAAAAATCAAAATGCTATAATCTTGTGGAGTATGGTAGATAGATTTTGTTTCTTTTAAGTCAAGAAATTTCCAAACGATAATAATGGAAACAACTGAAACCTTGACTGCGTGGAAGAATTCACATTCTTTTCGAATACCTCACAAGGAATCTCCAATTATATATAAGAAAGACTCTAGCTCAAATTCTTGACGATAGTTTACCGTTTTATCAGAATAGGATTTATATAGAGTTATTGACGAGTTTCTTTAAGCATGAAATGCGATAGGAAATTTATAATGTATATACTATTATAAAATCTTGTAATGTTTATTGTTATTCCTCATCATTGTATGTGAATTACAGGATTTATTGAACAAATTATTTAAAATTTACCAATAAATTGTTTTGTCTTTTTCAATCTCTGCTAAAAATATCTTATTAATGCTTCCAATTTTTTTTACGGGGGATATGCCAAGTATGTTTGCAGGATTATTATAATATGAATCTTTAGCATCTTTTATTGGATTCTCTTTACATATTCGGTGTCCAAAGTTTTCCCCATCGACATATATTCTTCTCAAACAGTTGATGATAAAAAATTCTATATATGGAAGGATATAGAAATTTCGTTATTTACGATCATAAATACCGAAATATGGTATTGAAATATTTTTCCAAAAAAAAATTATCATGGGGAAGTAAAAGATTCGATTATGATTATTCTATATTACAAATGGGTTTAATCATATTATATCATGAAAGATGCGTTTATCTTTTTATATAGCTTCTGTCGCAATAAGAATGATATGAAATTATTTCTTTAATCTACAAATATGGACATTATCTATATGTGTTATCGTTTATATTACATCAATTATACTGGATCAGTAGGTTTTTTGTTCTTAGATTAATGATATTTGTATCGGCATCTTACTTAATATCATTTATGTTATTGTGATGAGACTAGGAGTCTTTTTTAATATAAAGATGTTTTATAATTAATTCGTAAATACAATTATAAATAAATTTCTCCACAATTAATCGAAAGAACGTAAAGTTTTCATCAATTCCTTATCTAATAATATATGTCTCTTGTTTTGAACATATTTTAAAACATCATTTAACTTCATTTTCTTTTTAAGCATTAAATATCCGCAAATTATAAATGCAGATCTATTTCTACCCATTTTGCAATGAACGATTACTTTCTTTCCACAATTTAAATTATCTTCAATAAATTCTATTGAATCCAATAAAACATCAACTGCGATAAAATCTTTTAAATTGGTTCCAGAATCAGTCATGAATACATATTTATGTTTATATACTTTTTTAAAGAATACATCCTCATCTAAAATAGATAAATTTTTATTTGCATCGGGCTTTTTTGATTCATTAAAAGCATCTATTAAATTACTAATAAATAGGTTATTCATAATTTCGATAGCCATTTTTTAATAGCAAAAGATTATTTTATATTATTACCTTCTAATCATTTACATTTTTCTCCGAAATCTAGAAATATATTCTACTACCAATTGAAGAATAAAAAGTAATTTTCAGTTTTTATTTATTTTTTCCGAAATTTACTATTACAAAAACGTATATTTTTTCGCTAATTTCTAGAAACATATTTTATTTTACTAATTATAAAATCAAAAAAAAGTATTATATTCAAAGTTTCATCTAGAAATTTATTTTATTATATTATCATAAAAATTATTTATGCTTTTACTCTTTTTTTTTTAATTATCTATTCTTTCTAGAGTATTTATTATCTAAAAATCTATTCTTTTCGGAGTTTTTGACTATAAAACCATTTTTCAAATATTACCTTTATAAAATTCTAGAGATGAAAATTATGCAGTTCATGATGTCCAAATATATGGAATTTTTGGAAAAGTTATATTTTACTAAAATAAAAACTTTCTTTATTTAATTCACGATTTTTTAAAATTATTTATTTACATTTTTTCAAAAGTTTTGTTATCAATATATTTTTTTTGACTCTAAAATTTATTTTCAAAGATTTTGTTATCTATAAATATATTGTTACTTTGAAAGCAACAAAAAAATTAATTTACGCTTTTGCTCTTCTTTTTTTTAATTATCTATTTCGATTCTAAAAATATATTCTTCATAGAGTTTTTGTTATCTAAAAATACCATTCTTAAATTATTTCAAAATCAATTATTAAACGTTTGAGTTTTTCAATAGTTTTTAGATATGTCTTTTTTAATACCTGGTTATAAATCGACCGTAAAAACAATATCAGCTCAAAGGTCTTTAGAAAATACTCTAAAAAATAGAGAAATTAGTTTTCAAAACTTTATTGCTAGTTGTATTCCTCTCATCAACAGACAAATCGATACATATTCAAATATAGGATACACAAAAATCGTGATTAGAATTAGTACAAATGGTTCAATCGAATCAATCCATCAGTTACCATCAAATTGTTCTGATTCCGAATTATATATTGGATTATTTCTTGAACCCAGACAATGGATATGTTATTGGTATTCAACAAGATTCTTATGTAAAAAATGATGAAGGATAATTGATTGGTCAAAATTTATAAATAAAAATTATTTATAAATTATAGTTGTATAAAATTTTTATAATGGATTATACGGGAATTCCAGAAATGTTTTCTGAAAAAACAGCCAAAGATACTACTAAAAAACATCTAAATATTAGAACCATTAATAATAAGAGTTTTAATGATGATAATCTAATTTTTACAAAAGAATTAGACTTAAATGGTGAAGTAAAATATCGAGCTATAATCGATCATGATATGTGTAAATTGCATAAAAATAAGAAAATTTTACAAAATGATATTGATTCAAAAACAAAAGAAAGAATACAAAAATACAAAAATCATATAAAGGATTTAAAAATTATCATTTCTAATCTTGAGAAATTTTGCGAAGAAAAATCAAAAAATATCGAATTACAAGAATATATAAATATAATATCAAATGAAAAATCTAAAAAATTAATCGCTTTATTATTAAAATCGGAGGATGAACTTTACAATTTAAAAAGAACAATTGGTGATGTAGAAATTGATGATAAAAAATGCCCTATATGTATGGAAGGACAAAGAAATTTTGTTATAATACCTTGTGGTCACAGATGCTGTAAGAATTGTGGTTTCGAAATGTTTTCGAAAAAAATGAAGAATTGTCATATTTGTCGTGGAGAGATGCAAAATTCTGTAATAATTTATGATTAATTATAAAAAATTCTATCGAAACCACGAGCTTCTTTTAATATATAAAATGAAATCTTTAAAAGAATCTGATAACGATGAAGAAATTAAAAGTTCAACAGGAAACCCTATTGATGACTCAAAATTTAATGAAACACGAGCAGATAAAATTCATGAAAGATTATAAAAAGAAGAAGAAAAAAGAGAATTACTTTATGAATTTTGGCTAATGGAAAAACAAGGAATTTATATAAATATTTCGATAGATGACAATATTGATGATATGAAAGTTGAATATGTTCATTTAAAGAAAATCCTGTATTTTCATAGGGTTTCGGGTGTAATTAAGAGATTAGTTGAATCGTTAATTAAAACCAATTGTGATCATTTACCAAAATAAAATTACTTATTTCAATAATTTGTTATGTAATACTGATATTATTTCATTTGGAAAAAGATGATATTTAATTCTCGATATTCACTTTTTTCCCAATTTATATTCTTTTCAGGATTTTCTTATTTATTTTAATAATGTCTTTTCGACCATAAAACAACTAACGTAAATAATTATTTAAAAATATATTCTTTCAGGAATTTGTTATCCATAAATATATTTTCTAAAATAATAATATTTAGAACTTTTGATACGTAAAATATATTTTCCTATATAAAGTTTTTTCGGTCTATAAAATATATTTAATTTTAAAAAGCAACTAAAAATAATTATTTTTAAAATTTTAACGAAAATAATTAATTTGTTTTACTGTTTTGCTCTTTTTTTTTATTATCTCTTTACATTTTTTTTGAATCTTAAAATATATTCTTTCCAGAGATTTTGTTATCTAAAATACTATTCTTTAAATTATAAGTTGAATGATTATTATTTCGAATTCAATTTTTTAAACGTTTGAGTTTTTAATATTTTATAGTTTGATTTTATAGTTTTTAAATATGTCTTTTTTAATACCAGGTTATAAATCCACTGTAAAAACAACAGCAGCTCAAAGATCTTTAGAAAATACTCTAAATTATAAAAAAAACAGACAAGTAGCTTTTCAGAATTTTATTGTTAGTTGTATCCCTATCATTAATAAAGAGATCGACACCTATTCAAATCTAGGATGTACAAAAATCGTGATTAGAATTAGTACAAATGGTTCAATCCAATTAAGTTCATCTGAAACAAACTCTCAATTAATTCCAAATCGTTCTGATATTTCTAATTCTGAATTTGATGAGTGGAAAAAATTTATATTGGAATATTTTTCAAATCCAGACAATGGATATGTTATTGGTATTCAACAAGATTCTTATGTGAAAAATGATGAAGGACAATTGATTACGATTGATTGGTCAAAAGCAGAATCTATTAATTGAAAAAAAATTTATAAATAATTTATAAATAAAAATTATTTGGTAATTATAGTTAATTTCGTAAAATATGACAACTCCACCATTTACACAAACTCCATCACTCGGTACAGCACCAACTCCTGCAGCACCAACTTCGCTCTCGGTTCAAGATTTTGCACAACAAAAAACTCAAGAATTAGGACGAAGGATAAAAAGATCTCAAAACACTTTTTATATAACCAGTGCTGTTGCGATTATAGCATCTGGATTATTTATAACTACTGCTTCTGTTGGAATTAATGTCTATAATAGTTGTCGAGATTTTGGAGAATCAAGTGAAAGAGTTTCCGGATTAAGCGCATTCTTTATAATCATGTTGATCATTTCGATTATTGTATTTTTAGGAGCAATAGCAGGATTAGTAGTTTATCTTTATTATTTTGGAGGAAATGAAGAAGTTAAAACTGTGTAATACAAAATTATAAAATCTCATCAATTTCCCTCTTTTTCGGTTTTTTTGGCATTTCTGTTTTTCTAGTATCTGGAGGAAAGAAATCTTTTAATCTATACAAGGTTCCATCTATCCTTGTTGTAAGCGATTGATATGCACGAATTGCACTTCCTTTTTTAGTATTTGTACTCCATAAATCTTTAGGATAATTAGCTAATTTAAACATTTTTCGTAATAGTCTCATTGGTTGCGAATTCTTTTCCTCTCCCAAAAAGAATTCACCTTTTAAAAGTCTTCTACCATCCTTACTATTATGTTCTGTTACGCCTTTCCACTCGATAAAGAGAAGATTGTTATATTTATCAAAAAGTTTTTGATCTTCATAATAAAATCGAAGTGGTGCTTTTTGTAATTGCATTTTTTGGACATTTTGGACATTTTTTTCGTTTGGTTCCAAATGGATTAAAGTTTCAGATTCTATTTTTTTAGGTTTTTCGTAATTTGCAACAATATCACATCTAATTTTTCCAAACTTTGAATTTATTTCAGGAATTTTAGTATCAAAGATTAATTTTCCATTTTTTCTATTTCTTAATTCGCCTTGGTAGAAATTCCTATTAGGATAAAAAATTTCTTCTCCATGTCTTTTATAATATAAAATTTCATCGGTTTTTTTATCTTTTGCTTCTATCCAATTATCTTGAATATCGGGAGATTCGAGTTTTTCCAATTTAATTTTTTTACTCTTGGTATCACAAGATGTAAAATCAATATCTAAACTTGTTTCAAAATCAAGCATTTTTTCGTAAAATATAGTAATTTAAAAATAAATTAAAGCGCAAAAATATGAATTTATATTCAATTGGTTTTTTTTTGAGAATCAATTTATTACCTTTCTGAAGGGATTTGAGACCATCTTATGAATTGATAATATCACCAGTTAATATTATTAAGAAAGTTTTATAACATTATAGAAAGGAATTAAAATTTATATTTATTCCAAAGATTGAAAGTGTTTATCATTTAATCGTGTATAAATTTTAAGGAATATAAAAAATTCATATCTAAAAATTATATTACAGATTAAAATATGATAATCTATTTCGAGTTACATAGTGATTTTTCTTGCACTATTGAATTATTATCTAAACAGCCTAAAATACTCAAAAAATGGACTAGCAATATAAAACTTGCAGGATCTTTATGGAAACAAGATTGTTCTTACCTGGTATTGGCAACAGATATTTTATCTCTCGATGAAATAAAAAATCAA